AGATGCTTATGTAAATCCAAGTAAGAGTGGTGAGTTTACTGAATATCAGTTCACTGCTGATGAACTTGAGCAATTTACTGGATTTAGAATTAAGGTTGTTATGAGCGGAACAAATGAAGCATATGCTCCAAGATTCAAAGATCTGAGAGTGATTGCCCTTGCATAATATGATGAGAGTTGAAGGACACAAGCACCTGTTTCGTGAGGATTCAGGTGCTATTGTAAATAATGATACTCACCAATATAATGAGTATATTAGAATGAGAACGGAAAGAAGGAGGCAAAGAGAAGAAATAGAAGGTCTAAAAAACGATATTAGTGAAATCAAAACCCTACTTATGGAGATTATCAATGGACCCAGACAAAATCCAACTAGAAACAATGAACAAGATGTTTGAGTATGAAAAATACTCAAGACTTATTGATGAATTGGATGTTGACGAATTAAAAAACTTTGCCAAATCTTACTTCAAATTGTATTTGAAGCAGCAAGAAGTTATTAAAAACTTTGCTATCTCTGGTTTAGCATAAATAATTTTAAACACACCCTTATAAGATGTCAGTTTACGTTAGTAATATTGTTATTAACACTGGAACCACTTTCAACCAGAGTTTTACATTAGAAAATGTAAATACAAACTCGGTGATTGATTTGACTGACTATACAATTAAATCTGAGATGAGGAAGCATCCAGGTAGCACAACTGGAGTTACAACGTTTTCAAGCACCATTGCATCAGCTTCTGGTGGTGTGGTAACTATTGGTTTAACAACTACACAAACTGCATCACTTAAACCAGGTCGTTATGTATACGATGTATTGTTGACAGATGGCAACGGTACAAGAGATAGGGTTGTTGAGGGTATGGTAATCGTAAGTCAAGGAGCAACTCGCTAATGGCAAACATTAGAGTTAGAGTAGGTCAAAGACAAGGAGTTAAGGTTGCAGCTTCAAATAAAGCAGGTGCGTTTTCTATTGCATCTGGAACTGATGTAAACAGTGATGCTAGAGCAAATCATACAGTTTTGATGTTTGATTCTGCGACTGGTAAATACATTCACGTTACTCCAGCAGACCTTGCAGATTTGGTTGATGGTGTAGACGACGATGAAATTGATTTTGGAGAGTGGTGATACTGAGATTTAAATCAACTAAATAAGTATAAAAGGAAAAGTAGTTAGAAATGGCGACTCCTGTATTACAGTTTAAAAGAGGTGCCTTTAGTAATCTGCCAGCGTTGAAAGCAGGTGAGCCTGGTTTTACCACTGACAAGTATGATTTTTATATTGGATTAGATAATACCTTATCGAACAATAAGTTCTTCGGTTCTACCAGATATTGGTTAAAGGAGACTGGAACCACCGGAAGTGGTCTTAACCTTGTAGAGGGAACGAATAACGGTGAGGATTATATTACAATTCAATCACCTGCCAGTTTGGCGGGTATTGTAACCTACACTCTTCCCGGAACTCAAGGTGCAGTAAACACCTTGTTAAAAAATGATGGGTCTGGTGGATTAACTTGGTCCTCAACCATTGACGATTTAACTCTATCAGATCTTACCTTAACTGGAATTACTACAGTTAATGGAACATCTTTAGATGTTAACGTAGTTGCTGATTTCTCAGGAATTACTACCTTTAGCAATACCACCCAATCAACAGACAAAGATACTGGTGCTGTTGTAGTAGAAGGTGGTGTTGGTATTGAGAAAAATCTCAGTGTAGGTGGTGCCACTACTATCACTGGCAATCTTTTTGTTGGCGGAACATCAGAGTTTATTGGTGTTGCAACATTCCGTGGCGGAACCATCAATCTTGGTGATCAAAACACTGATGATATTAATGTTGGTGGTGAATTCATTTCAGATCTTCTTGCCAATGACGATGATTCATACGATATTGGTAGAGGACCAGATAAGAGATGGAGACACGCTAACTTCTCTGGAATTGGTACATTTGCAACAGGTGCTGTAGTCGATGCAGTACAGATTGGTATTGACGGTGCTGCAGAAATTAATACTTCCTCAGGAAATCTGACCTTAGATTCTGCTGATGGCACAGTTACCGTTGATGACAACTTAACTGTCACTGCTGGCAACGATTTAGTAGTTTCAGATTTAACCAATACTAGAGTACTGCTTGCTGGTGCTTCAAGTGAGATTACTGATAGTGCAGATCTCACTTTCACAGGCAATGTTCTGACAGTTGTAAACACAATTGATGTTACAACTCTTGAGGCAACCAACCTCAAAGCAAAAGACGGAACCACTTCAATTACCATTAGTGATGGTACTGGTGCTGTTGGAATTGCAACCAACTTAACAGTTACTGGTAACTTAACAGTTCTTGGTTCTCAGACAGAAGTCAATACAGAAACACTTCTGGTTGAAGATAGTTTGATTGAAGTTGGTCTGATCAATAGTGGCGGATCTCTGGTTCCTCCAACTTCAGATGCAAATATTGATGTTGGTGTTATCTTCCACTACTTTGATAGTGCTGCTAGAAAGGCTGCAGTATACTGGGACGATTCTGTAACAAGAGTTGCCGTTGCTTCTCAAGTATCAGAAACTTCAAGTGTATTAACTGCTTCAGCATATGCTGCTCTTGAAATCGGAGCACTTTGGGTCAACGACTGTGCTGGTCAATCGCAGGTTATTTCTTGCTCAGGATCTGAAAGATTACTTGAGAATATCACGATTGATGCTGGTTCATTCTGATAAATAACGAATAACTTATAAATATGGGTAGGAGCAATCCTACCTCTTTTTGTATCTTGGTATGACTGAAAACGATTATAAAAATTTTATTTCCGTATATCAACAAAAATCTTCTGACTTTTTTGCACAAACAGTTGCTCTTGAAGCAAGACTGATGAGTTCAAATCAGTTGATTGAAGCGTTGACGAATAAAGTTAACGAACAAAAAGAGGAGATTGAAAAGTTAAAAGCAAAAAATACTAGAAAAACTACAAAAACAGATAATTCATCCTCTGAGGACTTCTAATGGCAAAACCATCAACACGCCAAGAATTAATTGACTACTGTCTTAGGCGTTTAGGTGCTCCAGTTCTGGAAATCAACGTAGACGACGATCAAATTGATGATTTGGTTGACGATGCTCTCCAGTACTTTCAAGAGAGACATTTTGATGGTGTTGAGAGAATGTATCTCAAGTATCAAATCTCTCAAGATGATATTGATAGGGGTAAAGCAACCAATCAAAACGGAAGTATCAATACCACTGGCATAACAACTACTACCGCAACTTCCACAAATATTACTGGATTAGGAACAGTATCATCAAGCTTCTTTGAGACTTCAAACTTCATACAAGTCCCAGATTCTGTAATCGGAATTGAGAAGATTTTTAGATTTGACACTAGTGCAATATCTAGTGGAATGTTCAGTATCAAATATCAGTTGTTCCTGAATGACTTATATTATTTCAACTCGGTAGAACTTCTTCAGTATGCGATGACAAAATCGTATCTGGAAGATATTGATTACTTATTGACTACGGATAAGCAAGTCAGATTCAATAAGAGACAAAATAGACTATATTTGGATATAGATTGGGGAGCACAAAACGCTGGAGATTATTTGATTCTGGATTGCTACAGAATTTTAGATCCAAATACATTTACAGGTGTTTATAACGATAGTTTCTTGAAACTCTATTTGACATCCTTAATCAAGCGTCAGTGGGGTCAGAACCTTATCAAGTTCAATGGAGTCAAACTTCCTGGCGGAATTGAACTGAATGGAAGACAAATATATGATGATGCGGAAAGAGAGTTGCAGGAGATAAAGTCAAGAATGGCAATGGATTATGAACTTCCTCCCTACGACTTTATTGGATAATGGCACTTAATCCTTTCTTTCTACAAGGTTCCTACGGGGAACAGAGACTTGTACAGGAGTTGATCAATGAGCAACTCAAAATTTATGGCGTAGAAGTAACTTACATTCCAAGAAAGTTTGTTAGAAAACAAACGATTATTGAAGAGATTCAGTCTTCCACTTTTGACGATAATTTCTTATTAGAAGCATACATTAATAACTTTGATGGTTATAGTGGTGCTGGCGATATTATGACCAAGTTTGGTGTTAGTATTAGGGATGAGCTATCTTTAACTATATCAAAGGAAAGGTTTGAAGACTTTATCGCTCCATTCCTTGATGCTATGGATGACGATGAAGTGCCAGATGAAATGGCAATGAGACCAAGAGAGGGAGATCTGATATACTTCCCACTTGGACAAAGAATATTTGAAGTTAAGTTTGTAGAGCACGAAAATCCTTTCTATCAGTTAGGAAAGAATTATGTTTATGAATTAAAATGCGAACTCTTTGAATATGAAGATGAGGTTATTGACACAACTGTTGAGGAAATTAGTGAGGTATTGGATCAAACTGGTTACATTGTAGATCTGATTATGGCTGGTGCTGGCACAACAATTGCTAGAGCAACAGCAGGTATTGCCACAGGTCATATTAATGCTATAACAATCAATAACGACGGATCTGGATATACCAGTGCTCCTACTGTCGTGTTCTCTTCTCCAGATGTTGGATCCGGAACAACAGCAACTGCAGTTGCCATAACCACAACAAGAAATAACATAACTTCAATTAAGGAAGTTCTGATTACGAATGCTGGTTCTGGATATACAGCAGCTCCAACCATAACATTTACTGGAGGTGGAGGAGCTGGCGCTGCAGCAACTTGTGGTATAGCAACAAACAATACTGTAAGAGGTGTTGTATCACTCACTATCACCAATGGTGGTGCTGGATACTCAATTAATCCAACTGTTACTATTGCTGGACCTAATTCTGGTATTAACACTGCAACTGCTAGAGCGGTAATAGGTTCTGCAGGAACAGTTACTCAACTTTATATCATTGATCCTGGTTCTGGATATGACGGTCCTCCAACTGTTACTGTTGGTGCTGCAGAAACTATTGGCACTGGAACATACTGGCGTAATGAAGTTGTTACTGGATCCGTATCTGGTACAACTGCAAGAGTCAAGAGATGGACCAGCAGCACATCAACTCTTCAGGTTAGTAACATTGATGGAACATTTGCACCAGGAGAAACTATCACTGGAGCAAAATCTGCGGCTGCTTATGATATTAGAGTTTCTGCCGCAAACACAACTACCGATAAATACAGACAAAATGAAGAAGTTGAGACAGAAGCAGACTCTATTTTAGATTTCTCAGAATCAAATCCATTTGGTAACTATTAATGTTAGGAACTTACTACTATCACGAAATCATTAGAAAGACGATTATCGCTTTCGGAACTCTTTTTAATGATATCCATATCCAACACAAGAATAGTTCTGATTCTGTGATTAGTGATATGAAGGTTCCTCTTGCCTATGGACCAACACAAAAGTTTTTAGCAAGACTTGAACAACAGGCAGATTTAAATAAACCTGTTCAGATTACGTTACCAAGAATGTCATTTGAGATGACATCAATTGATTATGACGCTACAAGAAAAGCAGGTGTAACTCAAACATTCAGAGCTGTTGATGGTAACAGCAATATGAAGAAGGTTTATATGCCAGTTCCTTATAATATTGGATTTGAACTGAGTATTCTGTCAAAATTAAATGATGATGCTCTTCAGATTGTTGAACAGATTTTACCTTACTTCCAACCCTCTTTCAATCTGTCTGTTGATCTGGTAGATTCTATTGGGGAAAAGAGAGACATTCCAGTTGTTCTCAATAGTGTCGCATTCCAAGACGACTATGAGGGAGATTTCTCTACAAGAAGAGCTCTAATATATAGATTACAGTTTACTGCAAAAACATATCTCTTCGGTCCTGTTGCAGATAATCCTGAAGGTCTCATTCGTAAGGTCATTGTTGACACTTATGCAGATACCGACAGAACAACTGCTAAGAGAGAGATGAGATATACAGTTACTCCAGATCCTATTGACGCAGATCCTGGAGATGACTTTGGATTCAGTGAGAACTGGGAATACCTTGGCGATTCCAAGTCTTACAGTCCTACAAACCAATCTGATATTTGATAAAATATGTCTGAATTTGATGCTATTGATGATGCTCTAAATGTAGAGAGCAGCATTGTTGAGGTTGATAATACTCCAAAAAGTATTACAAAACCCGATCAAAAGACTGATATATCAAAAGACTATGAGTATACAAGGGCAAATTTATACTCTCTGATTGAAAAGGGGCAAGAGGCAATCAATGGCATCATGGAGTTGGCAGGTGAGGGTGGAAGTCCCAGAGCATATGAAGTTGCAGGTCAGTTGATCAAGAGTGTTGCTGATACAACTGACAAGTTGATTGATTTACAGAAGAAACTCAAAGATGTAGAAGAAGAAGTTGGCAATAACAAAGGACCCAATACTGTTACCAATAATGCAGTATTTGTTGGGTCAACATCAGAATTGCAAAAACTACTCAAACAAGGTTTTCTAAATAATAAAGAATAGTTCATAACCTAAAATGGGTTTGTCTGAAGCAAAAGAAAAAGATCATGAAATATCAATGGCAAAGACGCAAGTCAAAAAGTCCATCGACAATCTTCAGAAAGTAGCAAGAGTTCTTGCGAAGAAAACTGATGCAGACAATCTTCCTGCATGGGTTCAGGCAAAATTAACCGATACAGAGCACAACACTGACGCTGCTGCTTCTTATATGGAAGAAGGTAAGCGTGATGGTAAGTCTGCTAAGGATAAAGACTACTCACTCCGTGACTGGTTCAAAGGTGGTGGATGGGTTCAGGCAGGTGGTAAGTATGACGGCAAACCATGTGCCAAACAACCAGGACAAAAGACCAAACCATTCTGCCGTGATGCCGATGATCGTGCTGCAATGAGTAAAGATGAAAGGGAGAGGAGAGCAAAAAAGAAGCGTAGAGAAGATCCAAACCCAGATAGAAAGGGTAAGGCAAGAATTGTTACAGCAGAAGCAGTTGATGCTACTCCATATGGTGGACCAGATAAACTTCTTCAAAGACTAGTTCCAAAGGGTGAAAAAGTTATTCCATCAACACCTAAAAAGTCTGCAAATCTTGATAAGGCACACTTTGAACCAGAAGGTGAAGTTATTGATGAAAAGAAAGACGCTTGCTACAAGAAAGTAAAAGCAAGATATGATGTTTGGCCAAGTGCATATGCATCTGGTGCATTAGTCAAGTGCCGTAAGGTTGGTGCTGCTAACTGGGGTAACAAGACCAAGAAAGAAGGTTATGAGTTCTCTAACTGGAGAGACGATTTCACCCCAACTGATTATGAGACTATTGACTTGATCAAAGCAGAACCACTAGTGGTTAATGAATATAAGGAAGGTGACGAGATCAAATACTCCCCAGAAACAGAAAAATTGATTAAGGACGCAAATAAAACTGATTTTCAAAAGAAAATGGATAAATTGGGTCGTAGTGCTGGAAATAGTATTAAACTACAAGCACCAAGAAATCCCCTTACACTACCACTACCCGAAGCAAAGAATGATCCTTGCTGGGTTGGATATAAGCAAGTTGGCATGAAGAAAAAAGGTGGGAAGATGGTTCCTAACTGTGTGAAGGAAGGATACTCTAACTGGAGAGAAGAACTTTCCGAAGACTGGCAGAAGGTTAATAAAAAAGATAAGACTGATGGTATGAGTCAGAAAGCAGTTAATGCTTACAAGCGTGAGAACCCGGGTTCCAAACTTAAGACTGCCGTAACTGGTAAAGTTAAGAAAGGTAGTAAGGATGCAAAGAGACGTAAGTCTTTCTGTTCTCGCTCTGATGGTCAGAGAAAGATGCACAACATCGATTGCTCTAAGACCCCAGATAAAGCAATCTGCAAAGCCCGTCGTCGCTGGAAATGCTAATTTAGGAGTTTTATTATGAGTGACGTATATCTTGGCAATCCTCTGCTCAAAAAAGCCAATACTCCCATTGAATGGACTGAAGATAGAATTATTGAATTCTTGAAGTGTAAAGAAGACCCTGTATATTTCGCTAGAAACTATATCAAGATTGTGTCTCTTGATCATGGTCTTGTGCCTTTCAGTATGTATCCGTTTCAGGAAAAACTTATCCAGAATTTCCATGATAACAGATTTAATATTTGTAAGATGCCACGTCAGACTGGTAAGTCTACTACTTGTGTATCATATCTTCTGCACTACGCTGTTTTTAACGATAATGTTAACATCGCCATCCTAGCAAACAAGGCATCTACTGCAAGGGATCTTCTTGGTAGGTTACAACTTGCATACGAAAACTTGCCAAAGTGGATGCAACAGGGTATTATATCATGGAACAAAGGTAGTTTAGAACTTGAAAATGGCTCCAAGATTTCGTCTAACTCTACTTCTTCATCTGCTGTCCGAGGCGGATCCTATAATGTCATCTTTCTTGACGAGTTCGCGTTCATCCCGAATCACATTGCTGATGACTTCTTTGCCTCTGTTTATCCTACTATTTCTTCTGG